CACGGGTTCCGTTGATGTTTTCTGGGATGAAACAGACACAAGCGGTCAAGGTGCTTTGACGGTTGGTTCTGAGGTCACGCTTAACTTCTACCCCGAAGGTGCAACATCTGGTGACACATACTATGGCGGTTCTGCCATTGTCACTGGGCGCACAATCAATTCATCATTTGATGGCTTGGTGGAAGCGTCGTTGAGCATCCAAGGGTCAGGCGCTCTAACGGAAACGACGGTGAGCTAATATGTCATTAGCGAAACGCATTGCAGCAAAACGGGCGGAAGAACAACGGGGTTTTCTGGATGTGGAAGAATGGGGCGAGGGAGATCAGCCACTTCGCCTCTATTTCACAACAGTTTCGGCGCGTGACATGGAGCAAATCCAACGTAAACATAAGGATTTCATCAACAATCCTACAATGTCGGCTATGATTGATATGATTATTCGAAAGTGTGAAAGCGATGCTGGTGAATCAGTGTTCACGCTTGAGGATAAGCCGATCTTGATGGGTGAGCCAATAAACTTAATTGCTAGGGTATTTGGCTCAATCCTTGAAAGTGTAACTGTTGAGGAACACGAAAAAAACTAAGATGCGACCCTTTTAGATATAATCTGATTTCGTTAGCTGAGTTGCTCGGAAAAACCATAGGTGAAATAGAGCAAATTAGCCTTTCAGAATATAACGAATGGGTCGCATATTTCAGGATCAAGTCGGAGCAAAAAGACAATGGCGACTGAGAAGCTAACTTTCCAAATGAACGCTGTTGGCAACGCTGTGCCTGAAATGAAGAAAGTTCAGACGCAGCTCGGTTCACTTGACCAGACCATGCAAAAAACAACTGCCAATATGAACAGGCAGGTCAAAGGGATGAACAACGTCGCCCGTGCCAATAAGGGCATGACCCGTGGTCTGGGCATGGCCTCCCTCCAGTTTCAGGATATGGCGGTTCAAGCCTCAATGGGTACGGATGCGCTGCGTATTATGACCATGCAGGGTCCGCAGCTTGCGTCGATATTTGGGCCTAAAGGTATGATCCTGGGTGCATTGATTGCGGTCGGTGGTGCATTGGCATTGATGGGCGATAGGTCTACAAAGCTATCTTTTGACTTCAAGCGGTTTGGATCAGATATGAAGGTCGCATTCCAGCCTTTGATTGATTTTGTACGGCCAGCAATTGATCTAGTTAAAAAAGGTTTCGTCCTATTAAAGAATGGTGCGATGATTGCACTGAATGGAATGGTTAACGGCATAAATATTTATGCTGTAGTTCTTTCGAATATACCAGCAATGGTTAAAGAGGCATTTTCAAGGTCTGTAGACAGATTGAAGTTGTTCAAAGTTCAATTTGGTTTGTTTGTTAATGAAATTAGTTTAAGCTGGCTAAACTTCACAGGCGGAATGAAAGAGGGTTTTGCGGAAACCGTAGATAGCCTCGCGTCCCTAATGAACGATTTCATGGGAACAGATTTTGCAACAAATAATCTGCATGAGGCTATGAAGAGTTCAAACGCAGCTTTTAAAGACCTCAATCAAGAATTTGGCATACTTTTAGATCAAGAATCTGAATTGCGTGCAAAATTAGATAAGCCATTTGAGAGCTACAAGGCATTAAAAGATGATCTGAACGGCTTAGTTAAGGTTGATATTTTCTCATACTTTAAGCGCGTAAAGCGTGAGGGAGAGGATGCAGCGGATGAGGTCGGCGCAAAAATCACAACTGTAGCTGAAATGATGGGTGAAAAGTTTGGCGATGCGTTTATGTCATTGGTTGATGGTACAAAAAGCGCCAAATCAGCATTCCGGGCAATGGCTGGCGATATAATAAAAGAACTTTATCGCATATTTGTTGTTAAGCAAATCACAGGCTTTATTTCTAATGCAATCATGGGTGCATTCCCTTCTTTTGGTGCTACACCCATGAAGGCTATAGGTGGGCCTGTACAGCGTGGAAACCCTTATGTTGTGGGTGAGAGGGGGCCAGAGCTGTTTGTGCCTTCACGCAGCGGCTCTATCGTTTCTAATGACAATATGTCTGGCGGTGGCGGTGTAACGGTTGTGCAAAATATCAACGTATCAACGGGCGTGCAGCAAACTGTACGGACTGAAATCAAGTCACTGATGCCACAGATTGCCGAGAGCGCGAAAGCGGCGGTTGCAGACGCTAAACGGCGCGGTGGATCATATGGAAGGGCTTTTGCATAATGGCTATCACTTACCCCTTAGCATTGCCCTCTCATACTGGCATAGCAAATATAGAGCTTAGGGCAGTAAATGCGGTTGCATATAGTCAATCACCATTTACTTTCGCGGGTCAGGCCCATGCGTACAGCGGTGAAATGTGGCAAGCTGACATCACATTACCACCAATGAAGCGTGCGGATGCGGAGCAATGGATTGCCTTCCTCATTAGCTTGCGTGGGCAATATGGCACTTTTTACCTCGGTGACCCTACGGCAGCGGCTCCGCGCGGAACCGTAACAACTAATAATGATGTTAATTCTGCTACAGGTAGCGCGGGTGATCGTACAATATCCTGTACAATTACATCAGGCGAAACCTTACTTGCTGGCGATTACATACAGATCGGAACGACGGCCAATCGTACACTGCATAAGGTTCTGGTTGATGCTACTGGTACAGGATCGGCGCAGGATGTAGAAATATGGCCAGCTTTAAGAGCATCTAAATCTAGCGCGGGTGTGAACATACTTAACACAACTGGCAAGTTTAGATTAGCAAGCAATCAACAAAATTGGTCAGTAAATGAGGCCAGCATTTACGGTTTAACATTTGGAGCGTTTGAGGCGATATGAGTAGAACAGTTCCAGGCGCATTACTTTCAGCACTTGATGGCGATGAGATTGAAGTCTTCTACGCGGTTGATTTGGACTTTGACACCGCCAATTTGCGCTTCTGGACGGGCTACGGCAATAAAACCATCAACGGCAACACCTACACAGGCACAGGAAACTTGCTTTCCATAGATGGCTTAGAAGAGGCATCAGACATATCTGCCCGTGGCACTACGCTAACTTTGAACGGGCTAGATAGCACAATAATTTCGTATGCTTTGACTGAGGAATATCAGGGTAGATTAGTAACTATTTACTGGGGTGTTGGCACAGACACTGTTGAGGTGTTCAGCGGCTTTATGGATAAGATGACTATTCAGGATACTGCCGAAACTGCAACAATCAGTTTGACAGTAGAGAGCCGCTTGATCGTCTTAGAGCGACCAAACGTGCGCAGATACACTCGCGAGAGTCATGCTGGCGTTAGAACGGCTAAGAGCTTAACAGGCGATGACACATTCTTTGATTGGGTCACAAAGCTACAAGACAAGCAAATCGTATGGGGCAGGGCAACTGAAAATGGTGAAGCCTGATTTAGACGCGCTTAACGATTACATTGACAGGATGCGCAATGTATCCTTTCAGTGGCATACGAATGATTGCTTTATGTTTACCAATAATGCTTACAAGGCCATGTATGGCGAAGGCTGGGCGGACGATTGGGTCGGAAAATACACCAAAGGTGGCATGTATTTGAAGCGTGATGACTTGCGCAAGGTCTTTAAATCTAAGACCCTTCAGGATGCTATTGATTGTAAGCTGACGCGCGTTGAACACATTCCGCCAAAGGGTGCGCTAGTTACTTGTGATCGTGCTAGGCGATGGGTAATTGGTGAAGCACTTGGAATTGCGATAGGTACAAAGGCTATCTTTTTGAGCGAAAAAGGTTTAGTTTCGCAGCAAATAGACTTCATAACGGGCGCGTGGATTAAAGCATGAAATATAAGCTAGGTGACCTAACAGTTAAAGAATGGAATAGCTGGGATCGGGTTCCCCGTGATCCAATTACTGTTGGCAATGCCATTCTGGCTGCTGTTGGTGCGTCTACCGCATCATTGGCTGTAATTTATGTTGTGGGATATGTTGCCATCACCGCAGTGACATCCTGGGCGCTGCGTGCTTTATCACCAAAGCCCAGCTTTGGCGGCGCTGGATCACGCGGTTTATTAGTCAATACCCGTGACGCTACTGCACCGCAGCAAATTGTATATGGTGAGATGCGAAAGGGCGGCGTTGTTACGTTCATTGAAAGCACAGGTGCCACTAATCAATATTTACATCAAGTCATTGTTCTTGCTGGCCATGAAGTTAACAGCATAGGTGACATCTACGTTAATGATGAGGTCGTGACTTTAGATGCGGACGGGTTCGTTACTGATGCAAAGTGGAATAGCAAAATACGCATCAAAAAGCATACGGGTTCTGATAGCCAGAGCGCAGATAGTGATCTAGTAAGTGAAACATCTGTTACGTCTGATTTTAAGGGTCAGGGTGTTGCTTACATTTATGTGCGTATGGAATACGATCAGGACGTTTTTGCTGAAGGTGTGCCGCTGTTTACTGCAAAAGTGCAGGGCAAGAAGTTATATGACCCGCGCACTTCCACAACGGTTTATTCTGCCAATGCGGCCTTGTGTATTCGTGATTACCTTGTTTCTGCGTATGGCTTGGACAATTCTGGCGACACAAACGACGCATACTTTCAGGCCGCTGCGAATACATGCGATGAAGATGTAACTCTCTCGGGCAGTGGCACAGAGAACCGTTATGAAATCAACGGCGTTATAAGCCTAGATCAGACACCTTCCGACGTTCTAGGCGACATGATGACGGCTTGCGCTGGCACATTGTTCTGGGGTCAAGGTGAGTGGCACTTGAAGGTCGGAGAATACACATCATCAATCAAGACATTTACGCTAGATGACTTGCGTGGCCCAATCACCTTAGACACTAAGCACAGCCGACGTGACAACTTTAACATTGTCAGAGGTACATTTAATGATGCAGATCAGGGCTTTATTCGTGCTGACTATCCTGAGATAAGATCATCGTCTTTTATTGCGGACGATAACGGTGTTGAAAGTGCGCTTGATTTAGCTTTGCCGCTGACCACATCTGCATCAATGGCTCAGAGATTGGCCAAGATGACCCTCTTCCGTGGTCGTGAGCAAATGACCCTTTCGGGTGACTTTGGGCTAGAGGCTTTTGAGGTTGAGTGCGGTGATATAATTGCGCTTACAATGGACCGATATGGTTTTTCGGCAAAGGAATTTGAGGTTGTCGGTTGGAAGTTTCGCAATGATGGTGATGCTGGTGACCTTCGCGTTGGCCTTACGTTGCGTGAAACATCATCCGCTGCATTCAATTGGTCGGCTGAAGAGAGCGACATTACTGGCAATGACAGCACGCTCACAGACCCAACTGCATCCCTAAATATAGCAAGCCTAACAACGGCAGGCGGCGGTCGAACAACAACAGATGGCACGTTTATCAACAGCGTTATTGTATCTTGGACCGCGCCAACAAATAAATTTATCACGCATTATGATGTTGAATGGAAGGCCGTCGCAGATAGTAATTATGCGGCGACAACTACAACCGAAACAAGTATTGAGCTGACGCCCCTGGTTGACGGTGTTGAATATATTATTCGGGTCAGAGCGGTGGCTGTAAATGGTCGGCGCGGCGATTTCGTTACGGCTACCTTTACGGGTGGTGGGGATGTAACAGCGCCAGCACTGCCAACAGCAATAAGCGCCACTGGCGGGTTCAAATACATTACAGTCGAGTGGACTAACCCAGCCGACAGCGATCTTAACTTTGTTGAGATATACGAGAACACAACGAACACAAGCACGGGTGCAACCAAAGTTGGCATTTCTGGCGGGGATAGCTTCACACGCACAAATCTGGGGCTTAATCTGACAAGATATTACTTCCTCAGATCAGTTGACTATTCTGGCAATACTTCAGCCTTTACGTCGGGGGTATCTGGGACCACAACATATCTGGACGATCCAGACTTTGAGAATGGCGTGAGGCAGATATTTATTGATGCTGGTTTGGACATCATTGAGCCTGTTTCTTCTCTGCCTGCCTCTGGCGACTTTACAAATCAACAGGTATTCTTAACCACTGACAGCAAGTTATATTATTGGGATGGATCAGCTTGGCAAGAGGTTGTCGCTGATGCTGACATAGGTGCAGGAACCATAACTGCGACAGAAATTGCTGATAATGCTATATCAACGCCCAAACTGGCGGCTAACGCGGTAACCGCCGCAAAAATCACATCTGGAACGATCACGGGAAATAAGATTAGTGCAAATACGATTACAGGCGGTTTGCTTGCTACATCGGGAATTATTACCAATTCAGCACAGGTTAATGATGCCGTAATAATTAATGCAAAGATACAGGACGCCGCAATTTCGACTGCTAAAATTGGCAGCAATATGGTGACTTTCCCCCAGATGGCAACTGGTTCTAGCACTACGGATGTTCCTAGAACTACTACCACCACAAGTACATATGCGTCATTGACAGTAAGTGCATCGGGAGCGCCTGCGCAAATCAAGGGTTATTTTTCAGTTTCTTGGCTAAATTCTAGCAATGCCATAGATATGACGGGTTGGGGTTCCTTCAATGTTAA